ACAGCCCCCTCACCCTCAAAAAACAAAGTCCCAGTTCAGAGGGCGTCCTTGACGGACATCGGCAAACAGCTTCAGCACCTTGTAAGTGATGAAGCGTTGGTTGGAGTTCGAAGGGCAGTAGCTGAACACAAGCGTTCTTCCGCCGGCAGCGGGACCACCCAGGTCAAGTCACATGACTCGAAGGAGACCCGCTAATGAGCACAGACATTTCAAACCCAGCAGAGCAGCCGCGCCGTCGCGGACGCATGAGCAACTCAGAGCGAGCAATGCTTGCCGCCACCTCTCACACCTACAAGCCAAAGGCCGCAAAGCAACGCGTTCCAACAGGCGGCGCCGTGCTTGCCCTTTGCCGCTTGTCACGCAAAGACAGCGAGAGCCTTGGCGACAAGCGCCAGCGCGAAGACATCATGCAGTTAATGATCTCAGACGGTGTTGATCCTACGAAAGCCGAGTTCATCTACGAAGTGGGCTCAGCATGGAAGAAGGGGAAGCACCGTCCAGTGCTTGACTCTATCTTGCAGCGTTGTGAGTCTGGAGAAGTCAGCGCCGTGTACGTTTATGAAGTCTCGCGCTTGACTCGTGACACTGCTGTCGCTTCAGTCATCTTGAGCGTTGTGCAGCCAGCTGGTGTAGCAATCCGCATCTTCACCGCTCCTCACCTGAAGCCAGAAAACGACGACCTTCAGAACCAGATGATTTTTCAGCTTCTTGTTCAGCAGGCCAAGGGCGAGAGCGACTCAACCAGCCACCGCCAAAAGAGCAGCCACAGCCACCGCGCAAAGTACGGCATGAAGCGATCGGCTGCCGACCCGCTTGGTTTGAAGACTAAGTGGATCGAACACGAGCTGCGCCCTGAAATAGGTGTGCCCGTCTACGTCATCGACAACGAACCCCGCGAAAACTACCCAGCAGAGTTTCCAAGCCCTGCCGCCGTGGCTCTTGAAATGTTTCGCCGCGTTGAAGATGGCGACAGCTACAACCGCGTTTCAAACTGGCTCAACGACAACAACGTGCCAACATTGATGAACGGGGAGCTATGGCGTGCGTCTCAGGTTCGCCGCACAGTCATGAACGCAGTCTACGCTGGCTTTGGCACCTACCTTGGCGAGATTGCCAAGGACGACGCTGGAGTCGTTCAAGCCCCTCACGAAGCCCTCATCAAGCCTGAGCGCTGGCTGGCGCTTCAAGAGGTTCTGAAAGCCCGCAAAGACGGAACTGGCTCAAAGCGCGTGAATGCTCACCGCTTGACCGGCATGCTTGTTTGCAAGACATGCGAAGGCCGCATGCACGCAAACGCCCCAAGTACTTACCGTTGCGTGCGCTATCTTGACAAGGCCGCCATTTGCCCAAGCAACGTCATTTCATACGAAGGCATCGAGCTCGCAGTGTATCAACTCATGCTTGGCCTTCTGGAAGACCGCAAAGCTTTGGCAAAGCGCACAACCCTTGGCGACACCTCAATCGATGCCCAGATTGATGCAGACCGCGCAGCGTTGCAGGAAAAGACCAACCGCTTGCAGCTTCGCCTTGCTACAGAAACTGACGAGGACGTCCGCGAAGGCATTGCCGTTCAGCTTTCGCGCATTGACTACGAGTTGCAGAAGCTTGGCGCACGAGTGGCGACACGCGCAGCAAGTGGACAACTGCTCGACATTGAGCTTGCTGACATCATGGCAGCTTGGAAAGCTGAAGACCGTGGAGCCGCTCAGATGATCGTTCGCTCAATGTTTGACAGCATCGAGATTGCTCACGCCCCACAGTTGCAATGGAAGACCCTGCGCCGTGTTGGTTGGCCAACCGACATCGATCGCGTCACGGTTGTGTTTCACAACGGTGAGCGCATCAACCTTGGTCAAGAATGGCGCAAGGTTCACGGAGAAGTGGACCTTGGCAAGCAGCCACGCCCAAGCCGCGCGAAGAAGGTCACAGAGTGAGTCACGGCGGCGGAGCCTACTTGACTCACAGCATGCCGCACCCAACTGTCAACTCCATGCAACCATCACAAAGTGCCCAAGTTGTCAGGTTCCCTGGCATCGCAGAAGCTTACGCTGACCGCCTTCAGGCCCCTCAAGAAGAGAAGCAGGAACCGTTGCAGCTCACGCTGCCTTACGAGGTTCTGCCGATTGAACACTACTTTGAACAAGTGGGCAAGGCCTGGGAGATTGAGAGGCGAACTGCAAACTGACCAGCAAAGCTCAAAGACATGAAAGAACCCCCGGCCTTCAAGCCGGGGGTTCTGCGTTGTCAAGGTCAGTAGACTGGCGTGCCGCCTGTGCTCAGCATGAGCATCTCAAGCACCAGCACAAGCCACAACAGCTTGAGGGTCATTCGCAATCGCCGCAGTCGCACCAGTCATCGTCGCAAAAGTCTGTCTCCCAGTCGAACTGTGCCAACTTGGTAAGCACCCAGATTCTGATACAGCTCATCATTTGAGGGCATCCTTTGCAGCGCCACGGTCTGTGTTGTAGCCAGTGAGGAACGCAACGACGGCGCTCATCAAAGCCGCTGACTGCGTTGACGTCATAACGTCAAACGCTGACAGGACTGGGCCGATTGCCATGGCAAGAGCGCTAAGCGCTGCCACGATTCTATCTTGCTTGTGTTTCATCATGGGGAAGGTTCTTTCTGTGTAGTGAGGGCAGTGGCCGGTTTCGCCGGCAATGCGCTTTCCGTGGTTGCACGTAGAGCACAGCACTTGGAAACGGTGCCTTGGCCATGAGCCAGTGGCACGGTATTCCTTGCGCACAATGGTGACGGTGCTGTGCGAAACGGCACGCTCTGTAGAACCGCCGCCTTGCTTATGGTCGATCGTCAGCGCCCAAAGTCGCTTCTCTCGACAGCATGCACAGCGCGGCTTCTGGCGTCCGCTTATGCCTTGCAACGCTTCTAACCGCCAGCGTTCTCTATCTGCTTTGGTGCTTGCCACGAGCCAAAAGGTGCGACTCACTGTGGGCATAGCGCTGCCCGGAAAAGGAGAAACCGGGCAGCGGCGGCGCTCAGGCTCGAAGCTCTAAGACTGCGCCCAGGGAGGAGGGCGCGCCACTGCAAAAGAGTGTGCCGGTTTCTGTGAATACGCACGCAAGTGCCTACATTCTTGTGCACCCGTTTGGCATGACGAAAGCCAAGACATCCAAGAAGAAGGCCGGAGCCCCGGACAAATCTGGCACGGTAAGGCTTGGGCGCTCAGCCCTCTTTACTTTCCCTCCGCCCCCCTTTCTAAGGGGCGGGGAAAGGAAAGCCAACGTGCCCCGCTAACTGCAAGGACTTGCGAGCGTAAGCCGCAAAACCCGGCACATTACTTTCCATGCCAACAGCACCCGCCCGCCGATGCCCAACACCAGGGTGCCCAACACTCATCACCAAGGGCAAACGATGCGAAGAGCACGAACGCGAACTTGGCCAACAGCGCCGACGACGTGAGACGTGGCGAAGCTATGGCGGAGACTGGCAGCGGATTCGCTTACAAGTCCTCTTGGAAACGCCAGCGTGCGCTCACTGTGGCGCAGTAGCTACAGAGGTGGACCACATCAAGCCCTTGCAATACGGCGGGAAGCATGACCGGTCAAACCTCAGAGCATTGTGCAAGCCATGCCATAGCAGGCGAACACAAGCAGACACCTTTCCCAAACGCTGACAGTGGTCAAGCATCTCAATAGATGCCAATGTGACCACAAAGAGTGAAAAATCAGGGGGAAAGGGGGCCAAAAACATGATTTTTGACCTGGCCAAAGACCGCCCCGGGGTCAGAGACGTGCGCCGACAAGTTGCCCTTGATTGTGTCAGGGGACCCCATAGGGCACTACTTTGAGCATGGCACGCCCCGGACCTGCACCCACGCCCACGCACCTGAAGGTGATTCGAGGCACGAGGCCGGACCGCATCAACAAGGCCGAACCCAAGCCGGTCGCTTCAGATCCAAAGTGCCCGACGTGGCTGAACGCCGAGGGCAAGAAGGTCTGGAAGCGCGTTGCTGCTCAGCTCAAGGACATGCAGTTGCTGTTCGAGGCTGACCAAGACGTGCTCAATGCTTATGTGCAAGCGGTCGTGATGCACCAAGAAGCCAGCAAGGTTGTGCAGCGCGAAGGCATCACCGTGCCGGGCCGCCGCGACGAGTTCGTGAAGAACCCTGCATTGCAAGTCGTGCGCGACAGCGCCACCTTGATTCGGATGCTGGCCGGCGAGCTTGGTCTGACCCCTGCTGCCCGCAGCCGCTTGAAGAGCGAAACCGCCGAGAAAGCTCAAGACCTTGACAGCCTCTTGGAGTAAGCCCCGCATTTCAACTGCTGGCTTGCATCTTCCAGACGGCGCCTACTTTGACGAAACCGCTGCCACCCGTGCCGTGAACTTCTTCGAGCGTGCTTTGGTCCATGTTGACGGCAAATGGGCTGGCAAACCTTTCGAACTTCAAGACTGGCAGGTCTCTGAGGTGATTGCCCCCATGTTTGGGTACATGCGAGAAGACGGCACACGGTTGTACCGGCAAGCCTACATCGAGGTGCCCCGCAAGGCCGGCAAGACGACCCTTTCTGCTGGCATTGCGTTGTACGGTTTGCTGGCCGACAAAGAGCCAGGTGCGCAAGTGATCGCTGGAGCGCGTGACCGTCCTCAAGCTCGCTTGACCTTTGACCTTGCTCGCCGCATGGTGCAGCAGTCGCCTTACCTTTCAGAAAAATGCGTGGCCCGCCGGTCCTTCATCGAGGTGCCAGAAACTGGTTCAGTGTTCCGCGCCATCTCTGCCGATGCTGGCAGCCAGCACGGCTTGAGCGTCTCAACTGGCATTCTTGACGAGTTGCATGTGCATCGCACCCGCGACCTCTTCGACGTTATCAGCACCAGCCAAGGCGCCCGCCGGCAGCCGCTGCTCGTGGCTATCACCACAGCTGGAGTGTTCAACCCTGAAGCTATCGCTTGGGAACTGCACGCCCATGCCGAGAACGTGGCCAACGGCATTGTGGACGACTCGAGCTTCTTGGGTGTTCTGTATGGCGCAGAGAAAGAAGACGACTGGACAGACCCCGGCACATGGCGCAAGGCACACCCAAGCTTGGGCGTCACGGTCTCTGAGTCGTTCTTGGAAGATGAAGCCAAGCGCGCCAAAGCTGCCCCGGCACGCCAGACCGCATTCCGTCAGCTGTATCTCAACGTGTGGACGGCAGAGAGCAGCCGCTGGCTGGATCTTGAAGCTTGGGATGAGTGCCAGAGCGACTTTGAAATCGAGGAGCTCAAAGGGCAACCCTGCTGGATTGGGCTCGACTTGGCAGCGACGACGGACATCACCGCTTTGGTTGCCATCTTTGAAAATGAAGACGGCAGCGGGTATCGAATCCTGCCGCGGTTCTTCCTTCCTGACGCTGACTTGCTGGAGCGCGAAAAGCGCGACCGCATGCCCTACCGCCGTTGGGCTGAAGAGGGCTGGCTTACTTTGACTGCTGGCAACGTCCTTGACTACAACGCTGTGCGCCAAGAACTGCACATGCTGGCCGAAACATACGACGTTCAAGAAATCGCGTACGACCGTTGGGGAGCAACGGCTTTGATCTCACAGCTCATGGAAGATGGCTTGAACCAAGTGGTTCCTTGTGGTCAGGGCTTCGCGACAATGAGCGCGCCAAGCAAGGAAGTCGAACGCTTGGTCCTGGGCAAGTTGCTCGAGCACAAAGGGTCGCCCGTGTTGCGCGCCCATCTTGATGCCGTCACCGTTAGCAGCGATCCGGCGGGAAACATCAAGCCCGACAAGAAGAAGAGCAACGGTCGCATCGATGGTGTCGTGGCAATGGTGATGGCAGTGCATGCCGCAACCTTGAGCCTTGGCGCTGCTTCAACGCGGTCGATCTACGAGGAAAGAGGCCTGGAGACAGTATGAGCGCAGAAGCCACAACCGCCACAGTCACAACGACTGCCAGCAAGCTTATTGACGATGCCAGCAAATCGACCATTTTCAACGATGGCGTCATTGCTTACTGCATCTTCAACACTGACGCGGACACCGTCGTCTATGTCGGCGGCGAAGAAGTGACAGCTGGCGACGGCTTCCCAGTTCCACCCAACTCGACCCTTTCGATTGACGTTCCAATCAACACAGAGCTTTGGGCTGTCACTTCAGCTGACACTGCTTCTGTCCGCGTTCTCAAGGTGGCCTAGTCATGTCCGTTAGTCTCAACATGCCAGCACAAGGCGACGGACCAATCAGCGGCGAGTACGTCACACCAGCTCAACTTAGTCTTGAAGCCACCACACGCGCAAACGCCGACATTGCGTTGCAAGATGACATCGACGCTGGCCGCGTTGGCATGTTCATCGTTCAGCCAAACGGTGAACACCCATTCTTCGAGAGCATCCAAGACGCCATCGACGCAGCAGTCGAAGAAGGCTACGGACCAGCAGAGCCCGCAATAATCCAGGTGTACCCTGGCACTTACAACGAAGAAGTGACAATCACAACCAGCGGCATTCACGTGCAAGGCGTTGTCACCGGCGGCACCGCAACCACTGGCACATACTCAGTGACGCTTGACGGTTCGCTTGCTGTGATGCTTGACGAGAACAGCCAAGGCGTCACCTCTTGGTCACACATTGACATTCATTCGCAAGGTTCAGCTATCAGCCTTGTTGACAACGGCGGGTTCTTGACAAAGTTCCTTGTGAGCAACTGCGTTCTTCGCGGGGGTCGTTTCGAAGACGGCTCAAACTTTGCAGTTGTGACCTCTGACTCTGGCAACCCTCTTTCAGAGCTTCGCATGAGCAACGTGACGGTTTTTACGCAGAACAACTCTGCCATTGGTGTCTTCGTAGCTAACGGCAAGTTCATCGGCGCCGACCTTGACATCAACGTGCCAAACACAGAAAACGAGTACGGCAAGGCCGTCATGTTCTTGTCTGGCTCTGCCACCAGCTACGCAACGCTGAACAACATTGAGACAGTGGGCACCATCGTCCACCAAGCAGTTGCAGCAATGAGCATCAACATGGCTTACATTCGCGGTGGCGCGTTTGGCGCTACCAAGTACGCAGCTGTGCAGCACCTGCACACTGGCGCAATGACGATTGCAAACAGCTTCCTCGCTTGTGAGTCTGCCAACGTCATTGAGAACAACAACCAGGGCCCGGCTTACTATGCCGGCGTGCTTAACTGGTTGAGCCCTCTTCAAACATTGCCAACCAGCGTTGTTCGTTTGCCAGGCGCCCCCGTTGGGCCCCAGGGTCCTCAAGGGATCCAGGGCGAGCGCGGTTTGCAAGGGATCCAGGGCGAGCGCGGTTTGCAGGGTATCCAAGGCGAGCGCGGTTTGCAGGGTATCCAGGGCGAGCGTGGCTTGCAAGGTGAAACAGGTTCGAGCGCTTACGAAGTCGCAGTCGCTAATGGTTTCGTTGGTGACGAAGCCGCTTGGTTGCTTTCTCTAATCGGAACACCTGGTGCAGACGGAAGTGACGGCGCCGACGGCGCCGACGGCGCAAGCGCTTACGAGATTGCCGTTGCAAACGGCTTCACTGGTACGCAGCCAGAGTGGCTGACCTCTTTGATCGGTCAACCTGGAACCCCAGGCCAAGACGGCAGCAACGGAAACGACGGAGCCGATGGTGCTGACGGCATCGACGGTTTGAGCGCTTACGAAATAGCAGTTGCCAATGGCTTCACTGGAACGCAACCAGAGTGGGTTGCTTCTTTAGTTGGAGCCCCAGGTCAAGATGGAAACAACGGAGCCGACGGTGCCGATGGTGCTGACGGCAACAACGGTTTGACGGCTTACGAAGTAGCTGTAGCAAACGGCTTCACCGGCACGCAGCCAGAGTGGCTGAACTCGTTAGTTGGTCAACCTGGAACCCCAGGGCAAGACGGGAATGATGGAGCCGACGGAGCCGACGGCGCAAACGCTTATGAAGTTGCAGTCGCTGGTGGTTTCACTGGGACACAGCCAGAGTGGCTTGCTTCCCTTATCGGAGCGCCAGGTCAAGACGGCAGCGACGGAATAGATGGAGGCAGCGCTTACGAAGTAGCTGTAGCAAACGGCTTCATCGGCACGCAATCAGAGTGGCTTGCTTCCCTTATCGGAGCGCCAGGTCAAGACGGCAGCAACGGAAACGACGGCGCGGACGGAAACGACGGCATCGACGGCGCCAGCGCCTATGAGGTTGCTGTTGCAGCAGGTTTCATTGGAACTCAGGGCGAGTGGCTTGCTTCTTTAGTTGGATCCGCCGGACAAGACGGAAACGACGGCGCTGACGGAGCCGATGGCAACACAGGCGCTTCAGCCTACGAAGTCGCGGTTGCCGCTGGCTTCATCGGCACGCAATCAGAGTGGCTTGCTTCCTTGATTGGAGCGCCAGGTCAAGACGGCAGCAACGGAAGCGACGGAGCCGCCGGCGCGGACGGAGCTTCAGCTTACGAAGTAGCAGTCGCAAACGGCTTCACTGGAACACAGGCCGAGTGGCTTGCCTCTCTTGTTGGAGCAGCTGGACAAGACGGCAGCGATGGAGCAGACGGCAGCAACGGCGCTGACGCTCAGTGGTTCTGGACTGGCTTGTACAGTGGTGGCCGCGCTTACGGGATCGGCGACGTTGCTTTCCATGACGGCGATTCTTGGTACCGCATAGACGCACACGGCGGAAACGTTGGTGACACACCTTTCGAAGGCTCTCAGTACTGGAACTTGGTTGCACGCAAAGGCGCCGATGGCAGTGACGGCAATGACGGCGTTGATGGCGCAAGCGCCTACGAGGTCGCGATTGCCGCCGGCTTCACCGGCACTCAAGCCGAGTGGCTCGCATCCCTTGTTGGATCCACAGGGCAGGATGGCAACGACGGAGCCGATGGGCTCGACGGCGCAAGCGCTTACGAGATTGCCGTTGCAAACGGCTTCACTGGTACAGAGCTTGAGTGGCTTGCATCGCTTATTGGTCAAACAGGCAACGACGGCGCAGATGGCAACGACGGCATTGACGGAGCAACCGCCTACGAAGTAGCTGTAGCAAACGGCTTCATTGGTACACAGCCAGAGTGGCTTGCGTCGCTTGTTGGAGCAGCTGGCCAAGATGGAGCTGACGGAATCGATGGAGCTTCTGCTTACGAGGTTGCCGTCGCTAACGGCTTCACCGGTACAGAGCTTGAGTGGTTGACTTCTCTTATTGGCGCAGCTGGTCAAGACGGAAACGACGGCGCAGACGGCATCGATGGCGCTTCAGCTTACGAAGTAGCTGTAGCAAACGGCTTTACAGGCACAGAACTCGAATGGCTTGCGTCGCTTGTTGGAGCTCAAGGATCTGACGGCGCAAGCGCTTACGCGGTTTGGGTGGATGCTGGAAACACTGGAACCACGGCAGAGTTCCTTGCTTCGTTGATAGGACAAGACGGCAACGACGCGTACGAAGTAGCTGTGGCAAACGGCTTTGTTGGAGATGAAATCACGTGGTTGGCTTCGCTTATTGGAGCAACAGGCGCAAGCGCTTATGAAATCGCAGTGGCCGATGGGTTTATCGGAACGCAAGGCGAGTGGCTTGTTTCGCTCATTGGTTCAACTGGACAAGATGGCGCAACCGCCTACGAAGTAGCTGTCGACAACGGCTTCACTGGTACACAGCCAGAGTGGCTTGCTTCACTTGTCGGAGCCGACGGCACTGACGGAATAGACGGCATTGACGGCATCAACGGCGCTTCAGCTTATGAAGTAGCTGTCAACAACGGTTTCGTTGGAACGCAGGTTGAGTGGTTGACAGCGCTCAACGGAGACCCAGGCGCCGACGGCATCGACGGCATTGATGGAATCGACGGAGCTACAGCTTACGAAATCGCAGTTGGAAACGGCTTCATTGGCACAGAGGCCGAATGGCTGACCTCTTTGATTGGCGCCCCCGGAAGCCCAGGAACCCCAGGCCAAGACGGAGCCGACGGAGCAGACGGCAACACAGGCGCAAATGCTTATGAAGTTGCAGTCGCTGGTGGTTTCACTGGCACACAGCCAGAGTGGCTTGCATCCTTGATTGGAGCACCTGGTGCAGACGGAGCAGACGGCAACACAGGCGCAAGCGCTTACGAAGTAGCGGTTGCCGATGGCTTCATTGGGGACGAAGCTGCTTGGCTTGCCTCGTTGATTGGCCCGCAAGGCCCTGCTGGTTCCTTTGGCGGCGCGGTGTTTGGCTACAAGTACAGCACCAACACATCAAACACAGACCCTGGTTCTGGCTACTTGAAGTTCAACGCGGCGCTTAGCTCTGCTGTCGCTCTCTACATCGATCATGAGGACAGTTCAGCTGTTGATGCTTCCGCGTATCTTCAAACGATTGATGACAGCACCTCATTGATCAAGGGCCACTTCAAAATAACTGAAGTAGGCGCGCCGAACAACTTCGTGTACTACGCCATCAACGGCGTGCACACGCACACCGGCACCTACTTTGAAGTGCCAGTCATGTACCTAGCTGGTTCAGTTGCCACAATCGCCAACAACGCAGACGTGAACATCACGTTCGTGCGCACAGGCGACCGCGGCGACAACGGCTTAGGCGGCACGGTTGCAGCTTACGGCTCATTCTACTCGACGCTGGACCAGCCAATGGTTTCGATTACTCAAGGCCAGCCAGTCAAGTTCGACTCAATCAACGTAGCAAGCGCCGTTGCTCTTGAGTCAAACGGCACAGCTTTGACGCACCTGACGATCACCGAAACTGGCACCTATCACATCGGCTTCGCCGGTCAACTGTTTGACAACTCAACTTCTAACACCTTGCACACGGCAACGTTCTGGCTTGTCAAGAACGGAAGCACCGCACTGGCTACAGCCTTTGACTCGGCAGTCTCAAAAGGACACCCAGCTCTCATCAACTGGGATTATCAAGTCGAAGCCGCCGCCGGCGACTACTATGAAGTGTATTGGAACGCGTCAAGCACCGAAGTAAGGCTTGATTTCCTTAGCGTTCAAAGCAACCCCGCCCGCCCTTCAGTTCCTTCTGCGTTCGTTGTTGTTGAGCAAGTCACGTTTACACAAGCTGGAGCAGACGGCGCAGATGGCGCTGACGGAGCAGACGGCGCAAGCGCTTACGAAGTAGCTGTAGCAAACGGCTTCACCGGTACGCAAGTTGAGTGGTTGGCAAGCTTGATTGGCGCCGCAGGCGCAGACGGCATTGACGCCAACCGCATTCTCAGCGGCAACTCTTGGCCAGACGTGAATGTTGGCAACGAAGGCGACTTCTTCCTCTACACGTTCCAAGACGAGTTCAGCAACGAAGCCTACATCATCGGCCCCAAAGCCGTTCCGCCAAACATCATCTGGCCAAGTGACCCCGGCTATGACATGGGCAGCAACAACCCAGCTGCCCCGCCTGACCTTGAGACAAACCTTTCTGGTCTGTACTTGAACACTTCAACGTTTGAGGTGTTTGCGTGGGACTCTGCGACATGGGTGTCAGTTGGGACAGCAATCACAGGCTCAACGCCCCCGAGCGACGAAGTTGGCACGATTGACTCGTACTACTTCGACACTTCTGGCTTCGATCTTTACGGACCCAAAGTTGAAGATTCTTGGCCAAACTCAACCAGCTTGACAGGCCCTCAAGGCCCGCAAGGAACCGCTGGCCAGACAGGTCAAAACGGCAACACAATCTACTCAATCGTGGGCGCACCGCTTGCACTTCTTGGCCGCGTTGGCGAGTATGCCATGGACGTCACAAACAAGAACTTCTATGGACCCAAGACCTCGCACCCAACCACCCCGTGGTCAAACGTGTTCAGTATGGTTGGTCCAAAGGGCGACACTGGTGAAACCGGCACGGCTGGTTCGTCTGCTTACCAAATCGCTGTCGCGGCTGGCTACACCGGCACGCAGTCACAATGGCTTGCTTCACTTGTCGGTGAAAAGGGCGACACCGGCAACACCGGAGAAACAGGCAGCTCAGGCTTGTCTGCTTACCAAGTTGCCGTCGCCAACGGGTACACCGGCACGCAGTCACAATGGCTTGCTTCACTTGTCGGTGAAAAGGGCGACACCGGAAACACAGGCTCAAGCGCTTATCAAGTGGCTGTGGCAAACGGCTTCAGCGGCACAGAAGGTCAGTGGCTCACTACCTTGATCGGTGCCCCTGGCGCAAACGGTCAAGACGCGAGCTTAGTGCCCACGCACTTCTACGGCAGCGGCATTGACGGCGATGCAACAATCTCTTCAAACACAACCCTTTCACAAGTTCGTGAATACGAAAACCTGACGGTTTCTGCTGGTGTGACCTTGAACACAGGAGGCTACCCGCTGTTCGTTCGAGGAACACTGACGCTTGGTGCCAACGCTGTGATTTATCGCGACGGCAACAACGCCAGCGGCATCACTGCCGGTACTGGTCTTGCAGCTAACATCCTTGGCGGCTCTGTTGCCGGCGGCGCAGGCTCAAGTGCTGGAGATGCTTCAGACGGAGTAGCCACAACAAACAGCCTTGGCGGTAATGGCGGCGGGTTTGCGTCCAGCTTTGCAGGAGCTAGCGGAACAGCAACGCGCCCAGTTGGTGGATTTGGCGGAGTTTCCAACGCAACTAACCTGACATCACTCACAACTGGCAACGTCTATGTGGGCGCATCGGCAAACACTAAGCTCACAGGCGGAGCTGGCGGCGGTGGCGGTGGCGCGGCAAGCGGCACTGGATCAACAGGCGGCGGCGGTGGCGGCGGTGGCGGCGTTGTTGTTGTTTTTGCTTTCAGCATCGTTGCTGGTTCTGGTTCACGCATCACTGCCAACGGCGGCAACGGCGCAAACGCCAGCGGCACAACAGCAGCAGGCGGCTCTGGCGGCGGCGGCGGTTTCTGTGCAGTTATCTCAAGCGCAGCAAAACCAGCTGCTTTGACACATACGGCTTTGGGCGGCACCGGCGGGTCAAAAGTTGGCTCTGGCGCACAATACACAGACGGCGCAGCAGGCAGCGATGGCATCGCACGCTTCTACGTCTGGCACTAAGCAAGGCAGGACTCATGAAAGCATGGCAAAGAGTAGCGGTAAAACGCCAAGTGATCGTCAACCTCGAAACAGGCGTGGCGTTCAAGGGCGTGCTTTACCGGCAAGACGGTCCGCTCTTGGTGCTATGCAACGCACAGCTTCTTGAACCAGGGCAACACCCCGTCGAGATGGCCGGCGAAGTAGTGATCGAGCGCACGCGCGTCGACTTCATTCAGGTCGTGAACTAATGGCAGTTGTACAAAGCGAGAGCGGACTGCTTGCAGTTGGCGTCTCAACGAAGGCCAACGGCAATAACCCGTTCATGACGTTGTTTGACGGAGACGGCAAGACACTGGCCGAGCTCTACAAAACCCAGCCAGAAGTTCGCGCCTGCGTTGACTTTCTTTCGCGCAACATTGGGCAACTTCCTCTGCACGCGTTTGAGCGCATCAGTGACAACGACCGCACCCGCATCACTGGCACAGAGCTCACTGCAACGCTGGAAGCCCCTGCGCCTGGCGTCACTAAGACTCGCTGGCTCACCGAGCTGGTCAGCGACTTGGCAGTGCACGGCAACAGCTATCACCTTAAGGTTCGCTCTGGCGACAAGTTGGCCCTGGTTCGCCTGCCGCCTGCCATGATTGAAGTCGAAGGCAACTGGCTTAGGCCTGAGCTCTACACAGTCAAAGGCTCAAACAAGCAGCAGACCTACAAGCGCGACCAGATTGTACACATTCAGTTCGGCTACAACCCCGACGACCCACGCGTTGGACTCTCGCCGCTTGAGACGTTGCGCACTGTGCTGGCTGAACAAGCAGCCGCCGGCAAATACCGCGAAAGCTACTGGAAGAACGCTGCTCGCATGGGAGGCGTGATTGAGCGCCCACAAGGTGCACCCGTCTGGAGCGAGACAGCACGTTCGCGCTTCAAGGCCGACTGGGATGCGCAGAACACTGGCGCCGCGTCTTCTGGCCGCACGGCAATCCTAGAAGAAGGCATGACGTTCAAAACCTCTTCGTTCTCTGCCCGTGACAGCCAGTACATGGAGAGCTTTCAACTAACCCGCGAAGTCGTGGCGACTGCTTACGGCATACCCATTGGCTTGCTTGGCTTGGGCACCTTCACCTACGCGTCGCTGTCTGAGCAACACCGCCAGCTCTACGCTGACTGTTTGGCGCCGTGGCTTGTCCTCATTCAAGAAGAGCTCGAGCAGCAGCTGCTACCTGAGTTCTTGACAACGCCTGGCATCTACTTGGAGTTCTCAATCGACGCCAAGTTGCAAGGCAGCTTGCTGGAGCGTGCGCAGATCTTCCAGGCAACGGTTGGTGCCCCTTACATCACCCGCAACGAGGCACGCGCAAAGCTCAACCTTCCTGCCATTGACGGCGGCGACGAGCTTGTCACGCCTTTGAACGTTCTCACCGGCGGACAGGCAAGCCCTCAAGACAGCGTCCCAACCGAGCGCATTCTGGAGACCCCAAAGTCAGCAGAGCCAACAGTCTCAACCGTTGAGCCTGACTCAGCAAAGGCGCTCAAAGCACAAGACCGCAACGAGCGCGTGCGCCAGTTCGTACGACAGCGTGACCGCAAGGCAAACGCTCTGGCTGCCGTGATTGCAAAGGCCGTCGAACGCCAACGCAACATCACCCTTTCAAAGCTTGGCGCAAAGGCAGCACCAGCTGCCGCGTTTGACCGTAAGCGCTTTGCCAAGGAACTTGCAGCTGACCTTGAGCCCCAGCTTGTCGAGATTGCAGGAGCGTTTGGCACCGACGTGGCCGACCGCTATGGCGTAAACTTCAATCCCAAAGGCATGCAGAACTTCAACAAGGCTTTGAGCAAGGGCGCAGCTGACCAGTTTGCGCTCTCGCTGAACGGCGCGATTGACGACGCTTGGGATGATGAAGAAGACCCGCAAGCAGCAGTCACGGCAGCGTTTGACAAGCAAGACAGCCACGGCGCCATGATTGCTCTCTCTCTTGTCACCACAGTAGCAACCACTGCCCGAGCTGAAGCTGCCGGCAGCGCTAACGCGTTCAAGACGTGGATCGTGACAGCACCAAACCCACGCGAAAGCCATGCGGCTCTTGACGGTGTCACCATTCCATTCAACGAGACGTTCAGCAACGGCTTACGTTGGCCTGGAGACAGCGCCGCTGACAACGCCGACGAGAAGGCCGGATGCACCTGCGTGCTCGAGTTCGACTTTGAGGGCGTCCAATAATGGAAGCCCCGCAGTGGATGAGCGAGAACGCCAAGCGCGGCGTTGAATGGTACGAGGCCGGCTTTGCAGGCGACGGCGTGCAGCCGCAAACAGTCCGAGAGGCTCGCGAGATGGCAGCAGGAACAGTCTCAGAGGAGAAGGCTGTGCGAATGGCTGCTTGGTTTGCAAGGCACATGGGCGACTTGAACGGCGTGCCACAAGACCAAGACCCGCCGACGCCTGGCATGGTTGCACACGCCTTGTGGGGAGGCTGGCCGCGTGAGGAGTCGCAAAAGGCGATGCTGTGGGCAAGAGAGAACAGCCCCAAGAGCCTGAAAGCACCAGGAGACGCGGCAGTGATCACAGACCTTGACGACACCTTGGTCGCCGGCACCGAGCCAAACGAAACCGTTCTGGCTTGGCTGCTGGCTGCCAGGGCTAGCGGGTATCAAGTCATCATAGTTTCTGGCCGACAAGACACGCGCTTGGAAGAGACCAGAGCTTGGCTCAACGAGTACGAAGTGCCGCACGATGCCGTGTATCTGAGCGACTTCCCTGCTGGCCCAAACGCAGCCACAGCGTTCAAGCTCTACAAAGCCGAGAAACTGCTGGAAGAAGGGCTGGAAATCGAGGCTTGGCTGGACGACAACGGCGACGTTCGAGAAGGCCTTGAGCGGCTTGGGATCGATGCCTATGCCCCGACACGGTTGCCAGGTCTAGAAGATTCAGAAGACAACCAACCAACCGAAGACGACCCCGACAACAACCAACCCAACGACATGTCACAGACACCAAAGTCAGGCACAGATTACGAAGGAAACACAATGCAGTTCAAGACCTACTCAGCAACACTCACCACAGACAGCGCAAACGGCACCGTTGAGGCTGTCGTCTCTGTGTTCAACAACACGGACCTTGTCAACGACCGCGTGATGCCTGGAGCGTTCGCCAAGTCGCTCGAGGATTATGCCACCACCGGTCGCACCATTCCTTTCGTTTGGTCGCATGACTACGACACCCCCGAGAGCTACATCGGCAAAGTTGTGGACGCCAAAGAGACAAGCGAAGGCCTTCTTGTGAAGGCTGAACTCTTCGACACCCCGCGCGCTCAGGTTGTGCGTGAGCTGCTCGTGAACCGCGTTGTTTCCGAGTTCTCTTTCGCCTACGACGTCGTGCATCAGGCCAAAGCAGCCGACGGCGTGAATGAGCTGACCCAGCTGAACCTGCTCGAGTGTGGCCCAACCTTGCGCGGTGCCAACCCAATGACCCGCCTGATTGACGCCAAAGCAGCCAAGGTCGAAGACGTCCCAGAGGCCGAACTAGAGACCAAGGACGCCCCAGAGTTGCCAAACATCAAGGCGGGCCGCACACTTTCCAGCAAGAACGAAGCAACGCTGACAGAGGCCCACGACTTGCTCAATCAAGCAGCCGAAGCCCTGAAGGCAGTGTTGAGTTCTGTGCAGCAACAAAGCACTGAAGAGGCCAAGTCCGAGGAGCTTCCAGAACTGGAAGCCAAGGCCGAGGAGCCAACAGTGACAGACCCCAGCACCATGCTGGCGCTGTTGAAGCTCATTGAGCTTGACAACTAATCCCCTCGTCCACACCTCTCAACCCCCAGGAGAAAATCCAATGAACATCAAGGACACCCTCAAGGCAGCTCAGCAGATCGCTGAAGCCGCAGCAGCCGAAGGCCGCGCACTTACAACCGAAGAAAACGACCGCATTGAAGCAGCCATGGGCGCTGCCAAATCCGCTTCGTCAGCCCGCGACCTCGCAGGCGCAGTTGATGCACTCGCTGAAGAGCTTGGCGCACCAGCAGCACCAGCAGCAGTGACTGGCTCACTTGGCAAGCGCTTCGTTGAAGACCCAGCAATCAAGGCCTGGGTTGCTTCAGTTGCAGCAAACGGCACCCCTGACGCAAAGGCAATCTTGCACTCGCCAGCAGTGAACGTTGCCCCAAACATCAAGGCCCTTATCACCGGAGCGTCTGACGCAAGCGCCGGAGCACTTCTCACCGCTGACTTCCGTGGTCTTGTTGATCAGGTTTACGGTCGCCGCTTGACGATTGCTGACCTCATCACCACCGGCAACACAACGTCCGACCAGGTTGAGTACGCTCGCATCCTTTCCACCATCAACGGCGCGGGCCCAGTTGCAGAAGCAACAGCGCACACCGGAACTGGCGCAATGGCATTTGAGTCGACCATGACCTTTGAGCGTGCATCTGCACCAGTTCGCGAAGTGAAGCACTGGTTGCCAGTGACCTCTCGCGCAATGTCTGACGCACCTGAGCTTGCTTCTCTCACCGACGCGTTCTTGCGCTATGGTGTTGCTGAAGAAGTTGAAGACCAGGTTCTCTCTGGTGACGGCACAGGCGAAAACATGGAAGGTATCCTTTCTGTTTCTGGCACACTTGCTCAGGGTTTTGACACTGACATCGTGACGACCCTTCGCAAGGCGATTACACAGATCAAGGTGAGCGGTCGCGCGAACCCTTCTGCAATCTTGCTCAACCCTGCTGACAATGAGATGCTTGACCTTCTCACCCTCTCAGCAGCTGGCTACGCCTACCCAGGCGTGCCTGCAGGCGCACCACAGCAGACCTTCTTTGGTCTTCCACGCGTCGAATCAGTTGCAGTGCCACAAGGAACCGCAATCATTGCCGACTGGCGTGAAGCTGTCCTCTTGAGCCGCGCACCAGTCACGGTTCAGATGAGCAACCAGCACAGCGACTTCTTCCTTCGTGGATTGGTTGCAGTGTTGGCAACGGCACGCGCAGCGTTCTTCGTGCGCCGTCCAGCAGCGTTCTGTATCGCAGAGCTTTCCTAACAAACGAGGCGGAGCAGGGTGGGGGGAACCTCACCCTGCAAAACCCCGCAAGGAGATGACCGTGAGAACACCAAGACAGCTCGTAGTGGTTGAGGTTCAACCTGGCGTCTTCGTACGCATGGCGCCCAACAAGGTGGCCAAGCAGGCTGAAGCTGCTACAGCCAAGAAGGCCGTGAAGCCTTCGAACAAGAAGCAGACTGCCCCCAAGGCATCAAAGCAAGCAGAGGAAGACGTCGATGACATCAATGGTGACGACTGACGAGCTTGCAAGCTATGTAGGGCGCCCGATTGAGTCAGACGACGCTAGCGCGTTGCTGGCGCTTGAGCTTGCCACCGCAGCAGTTCAAGACTATTGCGCTCAAACTCTCTTCCTAGTGGAAGACGAGGAGATCTACGCCCCCGGCAGCGGCACCCGCGTTGTGCTGCTCCCAGAGGCCCCCGTAAGCGCCGTGACGGCGCTTGAAGTAGATGGTGAAGTACTTGACCCCACGCTCTACGATTGGGCAGCAGACGGCGTTCTGACGCGTCTGAGAGGAATCTGGCCATTGGGTGGCCGGCGCATCGTTGTGACCTACACCCACGGGTATGACCCAATCCCAACTGCCATCAAGGCCGTCGTGCTTTCTGTGGCTGCTCGCGTTCTGGACAGCCCGGCAGCTGTGCGTCAAGAAACCATCGGCGCCTACAGCGTGACTTACACCAATGGCGCCCCAACGTTGCTTGACAGCGAAACGGCAGCCTTGGCAAAGTACAAGGTTCGCTGACATGAGGCGCTTGCTCTTTCAGCAGGCCATTGTGACACGCAACACAGCAAACGGCGTGGACAAGTACGGCAACACAACAACGGCAGCAACAACGCTTGGCCCGTTTGCTTGCCGCATCGAGGAGACCTCAAGCCAAGAGCATTTGACTGACCGTGACTCTGTGATGACTTCTGCACGGTTGTTCATGATGCCAGAGGCTGACGTGCGTTTCGACGACGTAGTGACCGTTGACGGCACCCTCTACCGCGTCGTGGGCGACCCAATCAGGCGAAGCGGTTTTGCTGCTTTGCATCACCTCGAGGTCAATCTGATGGCGGTTTCGTTGTGACTAACAAGACCACCATTCACACCGCTGTCTTGCTCAAGCAGTTGAGCCGCTCAACTGCGATGGCTGCCGCGTTGCAAGCCGAAGCTGAAGCGGTTGCCAAGCGCGCAACTCAGATTGCCCAGACTGAGGTTGGCCAGCGCACTGGACAGTACGCAGCCAGCTTTGGAGCGACAACCACAACAGCTGAACAGATCGCGAATGCTTACAAGAAGTACGAGCGCAAGCGCCAGCGGCGCGGCAGCTTCTCGCCGCTCATCGAAGGCCGCTTTGAAGAAGGCGCCTACACCGGCGTGGTTGGCGTTGCGTACTCAAATAGCTGGCGTTCAATCTTCGTTGAGGTTGGCTCTTACGGCAAGCCTGGCAAGTACGTGCTGACTCGCGCAGCCACTGAAGGCCGGAGCGTCTTAGGCAACGTTGCAAAAGGCAACCGCAAAGGCCCTTGGAAGTCATCGGCAACAACGCGCTCACAGCGCCGTCAGAACTTGGCTACAAAGCAGAGCTTTGAAGCTCAAGCGTCAAGCCTTGGCATCAAGGTGCCCAAGAACTACTCAAGCCGCGCCATTCGCCGCACTGGTGAGCTTGGTTCGAAGAACCTCGCAACGCTGGCCAAGAAGCAAGGGGTGAAGATGCCATGACCGTTCGCAAGCCATTTGACATTGAGGCCGCCTTGGTGGAGTTCTTGAGCGCCGATCCAGATTTGACGCCCCTGCACAACGGCGTTAGCACTGAGTTGCCCGTGGGCGCCACGCTTCCGCGCATCCGCTTGAACCGTGCCGGCGGCATCACGTCTCCTGAAGGCTGGATCGATCAACCACGCGTCGCTGTTGATTGCTGGGCTGACACCAAAGAAGCCGCCTGGGAGCTCGCAAGCACCTGCCTGCCCGTGTTGCTTACACGCCTTGCCGGCGGCACATTTCCAGACGGTGTGATCACGGCAGTGAGAAACGACCTTGGCTTGACTTGGGCACCAGACCCTGACACAGACAAGCCGCGGTACACATTCACCGTACTCATCACAACTCACCCCCAGAGCTGAAAGAAGGACCTTCAATGGCCAATGCATCCGAAACACTCGTAGGCGCCAACGGCGCGATTTACGTTGCCCCCGTAGGCACCGCAGAACCAAGCCAGCCAGACAGCGTCCTGACCGGCGGCTGGACTGAGCTTGGCTACCTCTCAGAAGACGGCGTGACATGGTCCGTGGGCCGCGACACCCAAGACATCAACGCTTGGCAGTCCTTCTACCCAATCCGCACTCTTGTGACCGCACAGACGTCAAGCGTGAACTTCACGCTTCGCCAATGGAACGCTGAAACCATGGTGCTTGCACTTGGTGGCGGCGACGTCACAGAGCCAACCACAGGCGTGTTCCAATACACCCCGCCAGCAGCTGGCACGCTCGACGAGCGCGCAGTCATCGTTGACTGGCAAGACGGCACCCGCAACTACCGCTTGATTATCAAGCGCGCCGTTGTGACCGACGCTGTTGAAACTCAACTTCAGCGTGGAGCTGCTGCTGACTTGCCAATCACGTTCAACGTGCTTGGTGCAGCTGACGGAGACGCGCCGTTCTATCTTCTCACTGACGACCCAGCGTTCAGCTAGTCGCCATGCGTTCGATCGACCTCGACGCAGCCCGTGCCGCCAGAGCAGAGACAGTAGGCGAAAAGCCAACTGTTCGCTTTGGCGGACACGACTGGACGTTGCCTGCTGAACTGCCTTGGGCGGTTGTTGAAGCAAGCAGCGGCGAAATGGCTGCCCTTATCAACGCAATGGAAGCTCTCCTGGGCGACCAGTGGACAGAGTTCCACAAGCTGAACCCGACAGTGTCAGACATGACCACCCTTATTGAAGCCATCCCTGGCTTGTATGGGTTGGATGACTACTCAAAATCCTAAGCCTTCACCGTTTGGTGCTTGAGCACTTTCAGGCGTTGGAGGCCGACTTCTTGCATTACTACAAGACGGACCTGCGTCAAGCTCTCTGGGGACATGAGAAGGTGGGCGTGAGGCGGCTGGCCGCTCTGGTACATGGCCTGCCGCCCACGTCTGCTGTGTTTCGCGCCAACAGCGCCGCTTGGGATGACGAGACAGAGCTGGCAGCAGTTCAGGTCGAGCTCACCCATAGCTTGTTGCGAACGCTCATTGCCGTCAACAGCAAGAAAGGCGCACAACTTCCAGACCCTCTTCGCATTCCTCGCCCGTGGGATTTGCCCAAGATCCAAAAGCGCGGCACCAGTATGGCAGAACTTCGAAGCATCCTCAAAGGCGGTGACATCTAATGGCAGTGGATCCAGGGCGCATCGTCGCCACACTTTCGGCGCTCATCATTCCTGAGTTGGACGGCAACTTTGCAAAGAAGCTCTCTGGAGACCTGAACAAGGCCACCGACAGCGCCACGAAGAACCTTGGGAGCAAGATCAGCGGCAAGCTTGGCGGCATCGGCACAAAGCTCACGATGGGACTTACGGCGCCGATTCTTGGCATTGGCACCGCTGCCGTTGCAGCAGGTGTCGCTCTCGACGACGCACTCGACCGCATTCGCGTCACTACTGGCGCCACTGGCGCAGCTCTTGAAGGACTCACCAAGGACTTCAAAGCCGTCAACGTCAAGACAGTGCAAGACATCGGCCGCGTCTCTGAAGTGTTCTCAATCTTGGCTGCTCGCACCAAGCTCACCGGCGCGCCGTTGCAGAACCTCACAACCCAGCTGTTGTTCCTTGAAGAAGCAACTGGCGCAGCGCTCGACCCTGCTGTTTTTGGTCAGTTCTTTCAGGCGTTTGCTTTCACTGGCGACCAAGCTGCCAAGAGCCTTGACGTTCTGTTCCGTGCATCTCAGTACAGCGGACAAGGCGTGCAAGACATCGCCAGCACGTTGCAGAGCCTGCGCCCCATTCTGACTCAGACAGGCATGTCGTTTGAAGAAGGCGCCAGCTTCGTTGCATCACTTGGCAAGGCCGGCATTGATGCCGAATCGACCTTGATGGCGCTTGGCCGCACCGCTACCAAAGCAGCTAAGGACGGCAAGCCCTTCAACCAAGTTTTCAACACAACCTTGGCCAGAATCAACGAGCTAGTGGCAGCTGGCAAGAACACAGACGCGCTGGCGCTTGCAGGTCAGCTCTTTGGCCCTCGTGGAGCAACTAAGGCAATCGAGGCTGCTCAACGTGGAGCGCTTGGTATCGGCGACGCCTTCAAGGCTGTTGGCCAGGGCACGGACACAGTTCAACAAGCAGTCACAGACACCCGCGACTTTGGGCAGCAGCTGGAGCTGTTCAAGAAGCAAGCCAATCAGTCTCTTGGTGAGCTTGGCATCAAGCTGTTTCCCCTGCTTGAGGACGCGCTCAACACCATCATTCCACCGCTCACTCAACTCATCGACAAGTTCAGCAGCCTTGACTCTGGCACGCAATCGCTCATCTTGAAGTTTGCAGCTGGCGCTGCCGGCCTTGGCCCGCTTGTCATCGGCTTGGGCAAAGTAGCTGGCGCTGTGAGTAGCCTTACAAAGGTTGCGCCAGTGGCCGGCAAGGCAGTGACGGGACTCAAGGCAGGCTTCACAGCTCTCACAGCAGTGCCGCCCGTTGCCTGGGTTGCTATCCTTGGTATTGCCGCGCTGGTTGCTGTGGTGTTCTTGATCATCAAGAACTGGGACAAAATCAAGGCAGCCTTCTTCGCGGTGGTGGATGCCATCAAGAAGGCGTGGAGCGCAACCGTCAGCTTCTTGGGCAGCATGATTGGCAAGGCCGTCGATTTCATCAAGCGCAACTGGCAGACCATTGTGGCCATCTTGACCGGGCCGATTGGCATTGCAGTGCTACTCATCACGAAGAACTTTGATCGCATCAAGGAAGTCGCCAGCGCCGTCGTCGGCTTCGTGGTTGATTCGTTCCGCAACGGCGTGAGCCTTGTGACAACCGTGTGGGGAGTTGTGTTTGACATCATCACCACGCCCTTTCGGCTTGCAAAGGACGTCATTGGCGGCATTATCGACGGCATCATCGGATTCTTCAGCAATCTCAAGGACGCAGTCATGAACGCCCTTGGACCAGTTGGCGACCTTATTGGCAAAGTTGGCGGCTTCGTTAGCGGCGGAGTTGGCGCTGTTGGCAACCTTGTCGGCTTGGCATCTGGCGGGACAGCCCAGGCCGGCCGGCCGTACCTTGTCGGCGAAAAAGGCCCCGAGCTCATCGTACCAAAATCAACCTCAACGGTTATCCCTAACCACGCGCTTGCAGGGTCAGTTGCAGGCGGTTCCAGCTACAACATCACAGTTGTGAACCCAGCACAAGAACCAGCGAGCACAAGCCTGCCAACAGCGCTTCGCAGAGCAGCACAACTGAGGGGATGACATGGCGTACGTGATCACAGCAACAGAGTACCTGACTTTGCAAGGCGTCCCTTTGATGACGCCTGCTTGGTTCTGTGATGACTTCAGCGACCTCTTGAACGGTCCTACGGTCCGTGGCGCTGACATCCTTGTCGGCAGCCGCCCAGGGCAAGTAGCTCGCCGACGCACGTTTGACGCCCGCCAAGCGGTGCTCTCGTTCGTTATCTATGGCGACAAAGACACAGAGGGTGGCAACCACTCAACCATTCGCAGCGGCTTGCTCGCCAACATCGACGCTTTCAAGAGCTTGCTGACACCAAACATGGCGACAACTGCTGGCACTCATGAGCTTGCAATCATCACGCCGAGTTTCACCCGCGCCGCTCAAGTTCATGTCTCGCCAGACATCCAGTTGACGCAGCTTGGACCTGGAGCAGCTCGAGCAACTATCACCGTGACGATTCCAGACGGAGTGTTCCGAAGCACTGACACAACAAGCCGCACGCTCACAAATCCCACAACGGCGACATTTACACAGCCTGGAACTACCGGCGTGATCGATGCGTCAATCATCGTCACGGGAAGCGGTGACAGCATGACAATCGCAAACGCCACGAACTTGACGTCGTTGGTGTTTGGCGCGTCGTTCTCTGGCACGCTCGAGCTCAACTGCGCCAACTTTGCAGCATTCCGCAACAGCGCCAACGCGACCAACTACGTGCAAACAGTGTTCACCCCATTCTGGCTTCCATTGGCTGCCGGCGCGAACGCGCTCACTATCACCATCCCAAACGCGAGCACAGGCTTGACGCTTGAGATTGAGACCCGAGGCGCCTGGCTGTGAGAGAGTTCCTCACGTCCGCGCTGTTCGAACGTGACGGCTCGACGCTGCTTGAGTTCTTGCCAAACGCCTTTGGGCGGACATGGCTGGAAGAGCGCGACGGAGAGGGCAGCTTTTCGTTCTCGATCCCTGCCGAAAACGCGCTGAACATTCAGCCCGGCCGCGTTGTGAAGTTCTCTTGGGGACTTGGCAACTCTGCGTGGGTGTTTGCTGGCGTTGTGGAGAACTTAAGCTTTAGCAAGACAGGCGGCAACACCCAAGGCGAAGACCGCGTGACTGTCGTGTCTGGCCGCAGCGTCCGCTGCTTGCTTGAGAACGCCTTGGTGTATCCAAGCGGCGGCAAAGCCACACGCAAGTTCACCGGCAAAACACCAGGTTTCATTATGCGCACACTTATCGACGAAGCTCAAGCACGCGGCACCTTGACACAGCTTGACTACAGCTTCAGCGACACTCTTGACAGCTCTGGCGCAGCGTTTGCCAAGACTCTCACCGCTGACGAAACAGCGGGGACCACACTTGCTGAAGTTGCCATCAAGCACCAAGAGCTCGCAATCGACTACAACATCACACCTGACTTGGTCCTCGAGTACTACAACACTCGCGGCACCGATCGAACAGTGAGCGCGACGCCAGTGCATCTTCGTGTTGGGCACAGCATTGGCGAGCTCAGTGCAGAACACAGCGGACCGATCAAGAACAACGTCCTGGTTGGCTACGGTTCCGACCAGTTCACAGAGCGCGCCGACAACAGCAGCGTGGCGCTGTATGGCCGCCAAGAGACCTACCTCAACGTGACAAGCTCAACCAACTTGACGCATGTGAACTTGGCCGCTGACCAGGTGTTGAATGAGACAGCAGCCCCAACTGACGGGATCACTGTTCAGCTTGACATCAATGGCCCTCAGCCATACGTTGACTTTTTTCTCTGTGACTACGTCTGGCTTGTGGACAACGAAGGCAGCCGCACCAAGTACCGCATCACCAGCATCACCGGCACTGAAGCAGACGACGGCACTGTGACGTTCGTGCCTGAGCTTGGCACATTGCGCGCTGACTTGACGCGACGCTTGAATCGCGCCCTTGCCCGCTTGGAAAGCGGCAACGCAAACGGCTTGAGCACTAGCGGCTCAAGCGTGGCTTCTGGAGGCGTGACATCTTCTGGCACTGTTGTGCTTCCTGACGGTTTGCTCATTCCTACCGCCATTGCAACAACCTTCCCAATCGGCACCGACACACTGTTGCCTGAACCGTGGCGCGTGCCGACAAACACTCCCTTTGACATGTTCGACATGAGAACGCTTGGCTTCTGGCTGAACACGCTGGTGTACGTAGCCCAAGACTTGAACAACGTTTGGTTCACAGTGTTTCAGAACTACGACAACTTGACGCAGTTCAGCTTCAACCCAGCAGGAATCCTTGCCCAACCAACAAACTATGCACAAAGTGTTGACTTCAGACTCTTCAACGGCAGCCTTTACGCTTTCACTGCTTCGCACCTTCTGCACTGGGCTGGTGGAGCTTGGGAAGTCATGTTCTACACGAGTGGGTACGAGGGCTTGGCTGTGAGAGAAGGTGACTTCTGGTGGCTTGTTGGCGGTATTGACACAGACAGCAAGAAAAACCATCTTTACAAGTTTGACCCGCTCAACGAAACGCTCACCAAGATTTGGAGCCCCAACCAGTCTGACAGTCTCTACAACACCCCGACGCACTTGGCTGTTGGCTATGGCCGCTTGTGGATTGGCTACACCTCGACCAAGGCCAGCGGCGATTCGTACAAGTACGTGACCGCGCTCACCGACAACCCAACCGTTGTGACTGTTGCAGCCACAGTTAGCGACACGCCTGCCGACAGCTTTCAGGACTCTGCTTCAGTCCTCTTTGACGGACGCTTGATGCTGTTTTATGCCTTGCTCGAAAGCTCGCAAATCTTCAGCACGGCGCTGTACTGCATCAGCCCCAACGGCTCAGTGAGCACTCAGACAAACATTCTTCAGCCGCTTCACACCCTTGTTGCCAACGGCAAGTACGTGTACCAGATTGGAACTCAGTCGCTCTCTTCGGCAACAACCCGCCGCGGTGGCGACACCGTTGGTTCGCCCACTGGTTGGATCATCGTGTCGTCACAGTACGGAGACACTGTCTCGCTGAACTCGAACACGAACGTGTGCTGGCGCGTCGATGCCGTCAACTTCTACGGCAGCACCAACATAGCCGAGCTGTGCAACACCAACGGAGAACAGAACTTCTACGCCCCCGGCCCCATCACTTGGTCAAACGACAAAGAAGACATCGTGTTGGACTTCACTTCTTACCGCACCTTGTATCGCTACAACATCGGTTCTTACCCGCCACTACCATAGGAGGACACTTGCTGCCCGTTTCAACATTTATCAAACCAAGCTGCTTGAACAACCAAGAGAACGGCAAACTGTCTGGCGACCTCTTGGTGGCTTGTGGCCTTGGCCGTTCAGTCATGATTCAACCAGCAGCTCGAGGCATGCTGGCAATGTTGGCGGCGATGCACGACGCTGGCTTCATCATGGCATCTGTAGGTACCTACAGAACGTTTGACCAACAAGTTGAGCTTTTCAACAAACGGTACACTCGCGTGAAGCTTCCAACGCGCCCAACCAAGGTCTGGAACAACAAGACCTACTGGCAAAAGCCACGCACCGCAATGGCGGCAACGCCTGGCACCTCAAATCATGGCTGGGGATGCGCTGTGGACTTTGCAGAGTATCGCAACGGCAAAGTTGTATCAATCACACCCAAGGCCGTTGCTTGGCTTGTCGAAAACGCTGCCACTTACGGCTTCAGCGCTGAAGCGCAATCAGAGCCTTGGCACTGGCGGTGGAATGCAGGCGACAAGATGCCACAAGCTGTACGCAACCACGAGAACCAACCCACAGCCTTATGACAGAGATCATTCTTGCAGCTATCACAACGCTGCCCCCGACCTTAGTGGCCTTGGCCGCTCTAATCAAAACGACAAAGCTTGGCAAAGCTACTGAGCAGGTAAACCGAGCGGTGAATCATCAGCCAGCAGACGCGCCGACACTCATTTCGCGCATCATCGCCATGGAGTCGCACTTGTGCCAGATTGACACCACCACTCAGGCAACCGCTCAAAAGGTGAACACCTTAACCTACGAGCAAAACCGACACCTTGCTTGGCATCAAGCACGCTCAGAGGACTGACCACGCTCAGCAGCACCATTGTATGCATGACCTGGAGAGACAAAGCAGCTTGCAAAGCAATGGGCGTGGCCGCGTTCTTCTCACGCCGCGAGACGCCTGCAAACCAGCAAGCGCTCTCAGCTTGTTCTGGGTGCCAGGTCAAAGCAGAGTGCTTGACCTATGTCAAGGCCACCGAGGGTGACGGCTTGCGCTACGGCATCTGGGGAGCTACCCAAGCTAGCGACCGCTAAGGCTGTGCCGGCCTTGGTGCTGGCTTCAAGAGCGACTGCACAACCCAGCGGCTAACGCCAAGCGACGCGGCAATCTTGCGAACGCTCTTGCCTTGCTTGTGCATGTTGATGACAGCACCCTCGCGAAGGCTGGCAATAACGAGTCGCTCAGACTCCACCTCTTGAAGCCACTTGGTGCACATCTGTGCGAGCTCTTCTTCTGTGTTGGCGTTCTTGAGCTGGTTGGAAATGTCAAAAGGCATGCCATGAACAGTCCGTCCGTGGCCCAAGCCGCACACGACGCCACATGGTTGCAAAAACCGTTGCTGGCCTGCGTGCGCATTCTTTCTAGTGGCGCACCTTGGAAGGCATGCAAGCCACATCATCACCCCTCACAATCATCGACGACCAACAAGCCTGGACAACCGAACAGGTCGCCGCTCTACGCCAGCTTGGAGCAGACAAGGCCACAAGCCACGACCTGCAACTCTTCTTCCACCAATGCAAGGCCACAGGGCTTGACCCGTTCCGTCGCCAGATCTACCTAATCGGACGCTTTGACAGTAGAGCAGGCACGACCAAGTACGTCGCCCAAACCAGCATTGACGGCTACCGCATCGTGGCGGACCGTTCAGGCGTGTTTGCAGGGTGTGAGGAGACGTGGCAGACAGACGCAAACGGACGCCTTCTCAGCGCCACCGTGGTCGCTCGTAAGGTCGTTGCCGGCATCGTCTGCGAGTTCTCAGCAACCGCGCACTGGGACGAATACGTCCAGACCACCCGCGAAGGCAAGCCAATGGGTCTGTGGGCAAAGCTGCCGCACCGCATGCTCAGCAAATGCGCAGAGGCCACCAGCTTGCGCCGTGCGTTTGCAAACGAGCTGGGCGGCATCTACACCGCCGAAGAGATGCAGCAATCAGACCAAGCAGCGCCGCCGATCTTGAACTGGCCAAAGCAGCCAGCAGAGCCAAAGCAGCCAGAAGCTGAAGCAGCGCCGATTGAAGAGGACTTGTTCGATATCTCAATCGAACCGCAGCCAGAACCAGCGGCAACATCAGCAGCCCCGCCAAAGGCCATCACGGCTTCACAGGTCAAGCGCGTGCATGCCCTGACTACGAAACTTGGCATTTCCGACGAGCAGTATCGCGCCCGCTTGTCGTCGCTGTATGAGGTGACCACAAGCAAGGACCTCACTCAAGCCCAAGCCGCTGACTTGATTCGCCGCCTTGAAGAAGCAAGCCCAAAGGCCTGAGCCATGGGTGAGCGATTACCGATTGAACCACTGCAACAAGCAGTGAGAGCCAAGAGCTTGCGCGACTTTCTTGCAGCGTGTGACATCAACCACAGACGCTACAAGCAAATGCTCGAGAGAGGCTTGAGTATCAAGACAGCTGACACCGTTGCAACGCGCTGTGGCTTTCACCCTGCTGAAGTTTGGCCGCAATGGCTCGACGTGCTTGCAGCATGCTAACGCTGATCTTTGAAGCGCCGAACAGGCCGTTGAGCATCAACGAAGCCAACGGCATGCACTGGGCAGCCAAGCGGCGTCGTTTGGAGCCTTGGCGCGACGCTGTGTGGCTCGCCTGGAAGACGCTCGACCCTAAAGAGCTCGACGCCTTCTTGAAAGACCATGGCGTCATTGAAGTGGCCGTCACGTTGCCGTTTGCAAGAGCTGGCAGGCGTGATCCGCATAACTACACGTCGACGATGGCAAAGGCCATTGTAGACGAACTTGTCAAGTCTGGCATGGCGCCAGATGACACCCCAGAGTTCGTGACAGTTTCCGAGCCCAAGCTGCTTGTCAGTTCGAGTCTTGTCGCGACTGTGGAGCTAACCAAAAGGAGAACAATGTGAACAAGACCTTAAAGCTTATGGAGGGCGTGAAGCCCAAGAACAGGCTCTCAGAAGACAGGCCAATCGACATCAACAACACGATTGAGTTCTTAAAGCGCTACGACATCACAACGGTGTTCGTGAAGGTGGCAAACGAGGACACTGACGGCATGCGCCAATGCGTCCATTGCCACAAAGTGCAACCAGTCGTCAACTACGTCGCCAAACGCCTGCGTGAGCCCAAGCGCAAGTACTTCAGATCAAAGGTTGCTGAACAGCGCAAAGAGAACCCTTCTACAAACATTCGCGTCTGTATGACGTGCCGCACAGAGCAAGGCGTCAACTGGCGCAAAGGCTTGAGCGACAAGTGAGCAGGAACGCGCCACCAGTAAATCAACTGGCAGAACAAGAGCTCTTAGGCGCTTGCATCACCAGCCGCGAAGCGCTCAACATAGTCGTCGATCAGATTGAACCTTCTACGTTTTACACGCCAGCGCACGCGACAGTCTATGCCGCGGCATGCCGTGCTGCTATTGAAGGAGAGCTGACCCCGTCTGCCGTAGTTGAAGCCCTACGCGGCAGCAACGAACTGGGGATGATTGGCGGCGAAAAGCTGATTGAGAGCCTGGCAGAGAAAGCCTGCCACAAGGACGACGTGATGAAGATTGCTGGGATTGTTCACGACCTTCACCGCAAACGCGAAACCATCGTAGCAGCTCGGGAAGTCGCTCAGACCGTACTCGAAGGCGGAGACGACGCCAGCGCGTTTGAGCGCCTACTGGCAGCACGCAGCGCCACAAGCTCAAACAGTGGATGGACAGAGCTTGGCGGCATCGTCACCGCAGTGATCGAGGGCACTCACAAACGCCAAGAGCCGACGATGCTGGAACGTGAAGACGGCGCGTGCTTGCTGTATGAAGCAAAGCTGAACTGGATTGCCGGGCCGCCCGAGTCTCAAAAGAGCTACCTGGCCGTGCTTGCTTTGGTGCAAGAGATGGAGAAAGGCCGCCCCGTCGTCTACGTCGATTTCGAAGAGTCAGACGGCATCACCATTGGCGAGCGTTTGGTGGCTGTGGCGACAGCACGCGGCGTTATGCCTGACATTCTCATGCAATGGACTCAGGGCACTGATCGTCTCTTCTTCTACACCAACGCCCGAACCCTCACAAACAAAGTAAGAGCAAAGGTCTTGCAAGTGATTCGCAACGGCGCTCGCTTGGTCATTCTTGACGGCTGTGCCGCGGCAATGGGTGCTGCCAACCTTGAAGAGGACAAAGCCAAGGACGTCTCGCTCTGGCTCAGTGGGTCCGTGTGGCCGTTCGTGCAGGCCTCTGCCGGCGTTCTTGTGATTGACCACGTGGTCAAGAGCAGCGGCGCCCCAGGCACAACCAGCGGCTTTGCAGCGCGCTCACCTCGTGGGTCTGGCGCCAAGCTTGCAGCTGTCTCTGGCGTGACCTTGATGGCTGAACCAAAAGAAGCAGGATCAGCCTTCACAGAAGGCCGCGTCGAGATCAGCATTACCAAGGACCGCCCCGGCCGAGTCCGTGTCATCAAGCGCGGCGTGCGCCGTTTGGCAGGAATGCTCATCAGCACCCCGGTCAACATCGAAGGCATTGAAGCCACCTTGTTGCGAGTTGTCGATCCAGAGGACGATCAAGACGGTGAGTTGGCAGCTGAAGAACGCAAAGCCAAGTGGGCACGCGTTGCAGCACAGCAAATCAGCCGCGCACTGAAAGAGAACAGAGAACCGATGAGTAAGACACAGATTCGAGAAGCGCTTGCACAACGAGCAGCCGACAATGGACGCAAAGGCCTGCGCGGCGAAACCGTCGTCGAAGGGTTTGACTTCCTCGTGGCCAACGGTTGGGCAGAGCTTAGCAAGGAAGGGCGCGAACAACGCCTGACTTTGATTCGTGAGTACGACGAGAAGTACGGCAACTTGAAACCTGAAGACGTGACAGAGGACCCCTTCTAATGTCGCAGCTTCCTCAATACATTGTCGCGATGGCAAGCGACCCGGCGAATGCCCCGGCATCAAAAGAGCGCATGGCTGAACTTGCCGACATAATCACAGCTGCCCGCGAAGCTCGAGCGCTCGACGCCATGAGCCCACGTCTAAAACGCCAAGAAGCCCAAGCCCAAGAAGAGCTCATGCGACGAAACATTCGCCTTGTTATCTCAATCGCCCAAAGCTACAAGCACCGCATGGACGTCGAGGACCTCATCGGAGCAGGAAACGTCGCAGTCGTGAAAGCTGTAAAGGCCTGGGCCCCGGACATTGGGCCCCTTGCCCCTTGGTTATTTCGCTGGATCCGCTCAGCCATGAACCGCGCTGTGGACGCAGCCCGCACCATCAGGCTACCCGAAGAGCTAGCCTACAGCGCCGCCATTGCCGTGAAGCAGCGCCAAGCCCTTGAAGATGCCATGGGCCGGGAAGTTAGCCTGGAAGAGCTTTCAGAACTCATGGAGACCACCCCAGAAGCCCTTGAGACGCTCTTGAACCTGCCGCACGCTACAACGACGCTGGACAGCTCTGCAAAGGGCTCAGAAGGCCGCACAACAGGGAAAGACAGCCTTGGCACCGATCCAGAGCTTGACCCCTCTGCCATAGCTCAACGGCATGACCTTGCAACCCGTCTGGAACTGGCCATGCAGGAGCTCACAGCAACCGAAGCCATGGTGATTCATGCTCGCTTCAGGCTGGACGGACCTGGAGAGATCCCCACGCTGTTGCAGCTTGGAGAAGCCATGGACATGAGCCGAGAGAACATTCGAAAGCTGGAAGCGTCAGCCTTGGCCAAGCTCAGGCACCCAGCGCTCAAGACGGCGCTGCTGGAACTGCTCTAGTCCATCAAGCCGACAACCACGGTGACTAGCTGCTCGCTAGTCAGGTCTGGGTTGGCCGCGATGACATGCTCAGCGATGCGCCAAGCTCTGGGGTCAGGGTCCTCTGCAAAGTCCTCGTTCCAAGCGTCCATAAACAGCTTGGTCATGACCGTGCTTGCCGACCACGACCACTCTGGACAGCCCTCGTGATGCAAAGTGCATTGGCGTGCCGTGTAAAAGCTGAAGCCACAGCAGGCGCAATGCATGCAAGCGGCTGTGCCCGGCAGAACCTCAGCTCGAGCCACATCCGCAAGCCCTTCGACATCCAGGACTTCCAGCGCTTCTTTGAGGCAGGTGAAGCAGCACAGAACCAGCTTGCTGTTCTTTGGCCCCTGGATTACCCAGACGTTGATTGGCTTGCTCATGGCCAAAACTGTGCCCCATGGCTAGAAACGGCACACCGCCCGAAACAGGGGAACCCTTGCCAAATCTGGAGCCGCGGCGACTGTTTAGGGGGTGACACCGCTGCCGGCGTCAGACCCTACAATCAAAAACCCTTGCAAACATTGACGTTCCAACGTTGTGTTTTCGTATTCTCTTGATGTCATGGGAATAAGAATGCCCACACTTGGCGGCACAGCTTCAATCATGAAGACAGCCCCCTCACCCTCAAAAAACAAAGTCCCAGTTCAGAGGGCGTCCTTGACGGACATCGGCAAACAGCTTCAGCACCTTGTAAGTGATGAAGCGTTGGTTGGAGTTCGAAGGGCAGTAGCT